AATGGAAAATGCTCCACCAAGTGAGTTTTTCTTAGAGTACATAGCCCGACCACAGACAGCTGAAACATTTTTTGAAGATGTATTAATGGCTTTACACTTTTATGGAATGCCTATATTATGTGAAAACAACAAACCTAGATTATTATACTATTTAAAACGTAGAGGTTATAGAGGTTTTAGCATGAATCGTCCAGACAAAATATGGAACAAATTATCTACTACAGAAAAAGAAATAGGTGGTATACCTAATTCTAGTGAAGATATTAAACAAGCACACGCCGCCGCTGTGGAAAGTTATATAGAAGAGCATGTAGGTCAACTATCTGATAGATTTGGCTCAATGTACTTTCAGAGAACTTTAGAAGATTGGGCTGTATTTGATATAAATAATAGAACAAAGCATGATGCTACTATAAGCTCAGGTTTAGCTATTATGGCTTGTAATAAGAATAAATATAAACCTGTTATGGAAAGAACAACGAAACATATACATTTAGGCATAAGTAGATACAATAATAATGGTGCACTTTCAAAAATAATTAAATAATGATTTTAACTAATAGTAACAGTATTTTTCCAGATCAAGTAGTTTCTGATGAAGTTAAACAAAGTTATGATTATGGTTTGCAAGTTGGTAAAGCTATAGAAGGAGATTGGTTTAGTGGTGTAAGAACCGGATTAGGAAATAGATATTCTACTCAATTTAATAATTTTAGAAATCTTAGACTTTACGCTAGAGCAGAGCAACCGGTTCAAAAGTACAAAGACGAGCTTTCTATTAATGGAGATTTATCTTATCTAAACTTAGATTGGAAACCAATTCCTGTTATACCTAAATTTGTAGATATAGTGGTTAATGGTATGTCTGAAAAGATATACGAAATTAAAGCTTATGCTCAAGATCCCGATTCTTTAAAACAAAGAACAGCTTATGCAGAAAACATTCTTATTGATATTGAAACTAAACAATTTAGAGATACTGTACAACAAGCATTAGGGATAGATATAACTCAAGGAGGTCAAGGTCCAGAGATGCCCCAAACAAGGGAAGAATTGCAAGTTCATATGCAATTAGACTATAAACAATCTGTTGAAATAGCTGAAGAAGAATTAATTAATAATACATTAGCTTATAATAAGTATGAACTTATTAGACGTAGATTAAACTATGATTTAACCGTATTAGGTATAGGAGCTATTAAAACCTCATTTAACAAAGCCGAAGGAATTGTTGTTGATTACGTTGATCCTGCTAACATGGTTTATTCATATACCGAAGATCCTAATTTCGAAGATATATGGTACGTTGGAGAAGTTAAAAGGATTGGATTAGCAGACTTGAAAAAACAGTTTCCAAAATTAACTACAGAACAGTTAGAAAGGATACAAAAATATCCTAATAATAGTTCATATGTAATGGATTATAATGCTAGAAATGATGGTAATAGTATATATGTTCTTTACTATGAGTACAAGACGTATAGTGATCAAGTGTTTAAAATTAAACAAACTAATACAGGTCTTGAGAAAGCTTTAGAAAAACCAGATACTTTTAATCCACCAGAAAACGACAATTTTGATAGAGTATCTAGATCCATTGAAGTATTATATAGTGGAGCTAAAATATTAGGTCATGATGATTTACTAGAATGGGAGATGTCTAAGAATATGACTAGACCTTTATCCAATTTAGTAAAAGTAAACATGAATTATAATATTTGTGCGCCTAGAATGTATAAAGGAAGAATTGAATCGTTAGTGTCTAGAATAACTGGTTTTGCAGATATGATTCAATTGACTCATTTAAAGTTACAACAAGTACTATCTAGATTAGTTCCAGATGGAGTGTATTTAGATGCTGATGGATTAGCAGAGATAGATTTGGGAAGTGGAACTAGTTATAATCCACAGGAAGCTTTAAATATGTATTTCCAAACTGGTTCTATTATCGGTAGGTCTATGACCCAAGATGGTGGAATGAATCCAGGTAAAGTTCCTATACAAGAATTATCTACCTCAAGTGGACAAGGGAAAATTCAATCTTTAATTCAAACTTATCAATATTATTTACAACTAATAAGAGACGTAACCGGATTGAATGAAGCTAGAGATGGTAGTACACCAGCAAAAGATGCTTTAGTAGGTTTGCAAAAATTAGCTATAGCTAACTCTAATACTGCTACTCGACACCTAGTTCAAGCAAGTATGTACTTAACATTAAAAGCATGTGAGAATATAGCACTTAGAGTAAATGATTGTTTAGAATTTGATTTAACAAGAGAGGCTTTAAGATCAAGTATAAGTAGCTATAACGTAGGTACATTAGAAGATATATATGATCTTCATTTATATGACTTTGGAGTGTTTCTAGAATTAAAACCAGATGAAGAAGAGAAAGCTAAATTAGAAGAAAATATTCAAGTTGCCTTACAATCCGGTCAAATTAATCTAGAAGATGCTATAGATATAAGAAACATAAACAACTTAAAGTTAGCTAATCAAGTTTTAAAAATTAGAAGAATTAGAAAACAACAAGCTGATCAACAGGCTAATCTAGCTAATATAGAAGCTCAAGCACAGGCTAACGCTCAAGCTACTGAAGCCGCTGCCGTAGCAGAAGTTCAGAAAAGACAAGCTATAGCAGATACTGAGGTTATGATTGAAAAAGCTAAAAGCGAATTTTCTATAAACAAATTAGAGAGAGAAGCCGCTATTAAAAGACAATTAATGGAAGTTGAGTTTAATTTCAATATGGAATTAACTAAAGCTAAAGCAGAGACTGAGAGTATTCGCGAAAAAGAAATAGAAGATAGAAAAGATAATAGAACTAAACTGCAAGCTACTCAACAAAGTCAAATGATTGACCAACGTAAGAACGATTTATTACCCACTGATTTTGAATCAGCAGGTAATGACACGTTAGGTGGGTTTGGATTAGAACAATTCGCCCCCTAATTATTTTTTAAATTATATAATATCTTATCATGAAAGAAGAAGTAAAAGAAGCAAGTGATGGTACACTTGAGCAAGGGGATTTTAAAATAAAGAAAAAACCTAAAAAATTAGCTAATAAAAAACCAACAAAAGCCACTAAATTAGACTTAAGTAAAAAAGAAGAACCTAAAAAAGAAGAAAAAGATGCCATTCCAGTCGGAGAAACAAAGAAAGTATCTATGGGCGAACCATCCGGAGATAGCGGAAAAGTGGACGAACCAGTACGGGTCGACACCACTGAAAATGAAGTTAAAAAAGAGGAAGTGCAAAAACCTCAAATCGAGGAGATTACAGAAATAGAGGTTAAAGATACTAAACAACCAGTTGAAGAAGAAGTTGTAAAAGAAGTTGTAAAACAAGATAGAGTACTTCCAGAAAATATAGAAAAGTTAGTTAACTTTATGGAGGACACTGGTGGAACAGTAGAAGATTACGTAAGAATAAATGCTGATTACACTAACATAGATGAAAACGTATTATTAAGAGAATATTATAAAAATGTAAAACCTCATTTAAATTCTGAGGAAATAGATTTTATATTAGAAGATAGTTTTTCTTGGGATGAAGATCTAGATGAAGATCGACATATTAAAAAGAAAAAACTAGCTTATAAAGAAGAAATTGCGAAAGCTCGTAACTTTTTAGAGGACACTAAGAGTAAATACTATGATGAAATCAAGTTGAGGCCATCCCAAACTCAAGAACAAAAAAAAGCAACAGAGTTTTTCAATAGATACAACACGGAACAACAGCGTGCTAATGAACTCCATAAAGAGTTTGTTAATAAAACTAATAAACTATTCAATGAATTCGAAGGTTTCGATTTTAACGTTGGAGAGAAAAAATTTAGATATAAAATTAACAACACTGAGGAGGTAGCAAAATCACAATCAAACATTAACAACTTTGTAGGAAAGTTTCTAAACGAAGATGGAAGTGTTAAAGATCATGCTAATTATCACAAAGCTATATACGCTGCAAAAAACGTCGACAGTATTGCTGAACATTTCTACGAGCAAGGTAAAGCCGATGCTATAAGAGATGTTAATGCTAAATCTAAAAATATCGATATAAAACCTGCGAAACAGGCTGATGGAGATATATTTATAGGAGGCATGAAAGTAAAAGCAATAAGTGGCGTTGATAGTTCTAAGTTAAAAATTAAAACTAGAAACAAAAACTAAAATTTAAAATTATGAGTTTATCAGGGGGAGCTTTTCCAGCTTCAATCGTCCCTATGCCAAACAAAGTAACTGTTCAAGATAATTATATCAATTTTCAGGACGCTGCGTTTGATCAATGGACACAACAATATCTACCAGAGCTTTATGAGCAAGAGGTAGAGAGATACGGAAACAGAACTTTATCTGGTTTCCTAAGAATGGTTGGCGCTGAAATGCCAATGACATCGGATCAAGTTATTTGGTCTGAACAAAATAGATTACATATTGCATATGATAATTGTTCTGTAGCTGCAGGAGCTAACTCTACAGTTACAATAACAATTACTCCAGGTGCTGGTAACCCAGCTACTTCAGCATTAAGAGAGGGTAATACTATCTTAATTT